AGTAAACTGTTCAACTATTTTATAACACATAAACTAAAACATATGATGGAAAATGTAGGTGATTTCTAATGTCATTTGAATTTAAAATGAACTCTGTGGCTAAAGTATTAGCTAAAATTAATGAACTTAAAAAGAAAGAAGAAAGAATAGAAGCTCTAAAACAAAACGGTAATTATACTGTGAGATCTATTCTACAAGGTATGTTTGACGACAATGTCAAATTCCCTCTCCCAGAGGGAGCACCACCTTATAAACCAAATCAGTTTGATGAACCCAAAGCCATTCATTCTGAAGTATCACGATTTTATTTGTTGGCGGAAAATGGTAATCCCAACCTTACAAAAACTAAACGTGAGCAAATTTTTATCCAAATGTTAGAAACAGTAAGTGCAGATGACGCACAACTTCTTGTTGCTATGAAGGATAAAAAGTGCCCTTATAAAGGCATAACTAAAGAAATAGTAATGGCTGCTTTTCCAGGACTTCTCTCAGGATGAACAACTCCAATAAATTTAATAAATCTGATTTCAAAAATAAAAAGAAATCATTTAATAATAATTATATTGAAGAAGAAAATGTAAGTTTTAAAGAAGTAAGACGAGAAAAAATGCAAAAGCATTATCGCAATTATGATAATGCTCTTCGCTCTAAAAATTTAGACCGACTCCTCTCATATGAAGACGACTAATGGATAATTTTATTACCGCAGGACTTTACACCTTGCTTATGGCAGGTGTAGCATTTTATTATTGGTTGGCTGGTCATAAAAAAGGTGTTACAGAAACACTTGTAGTTTTTAATGAGCATGAACCAGAAGCAGTTAAACGAGTTCAACAGAAAGTTAGGAACGAATTAAATGCCGCAGATTCTTGATAGTAATAAACAGATAATTTCTAATATGATTGATGAACATTATAATCCAAGAAATCTAAACGAAAAAGCATATTTGGAAGATTTAGTTGAAGAAGAAATGCTTTCTAAGGGATTAGATCCGCTAAATAAAAATGACGTTCAGGCATACTGGAAGTCCAAAGGTATCGAGGCGAATGGCTAACTATACTTTTTATGATACAAAGACAAATAAAGAGTTTGACATCTCTATGCCAATCTCTGAATACGATGCCTACGTAGAAAACAATCCACATCTTCAACAAGTATTATCTGCCCCTAATATAGTTGACCCAACCAGGTTAGGCCTTAGAAAGCCTGACTCTGGTTTTCGTGATGTTTTGAAAAAGATTAAGAAAGGTAGTGGGAGGAGAAATACTATTAACACATGGTAAGAGGTACCGCATGGAAAGACTATCTCGCGCTGAAAAGAGACTAATTAAACAACAAAAGCGTCAGGAGCAAAAACAAACAAAGAATAACCTCGAACTAAAAACAATAACACCAAAGACACTAAACCAGGAAAAAGTATTCAAAGAATTTATCAACGGTAAAAATCTCCTCATTCATGGTCTTCCAGGTACAGGTAAATCTTTTATTTCCCTCTACCTCTCTTTATCAGAACTAGAAGAGTATAGAGATTATAATAGTGTCACAATAATTCGCTCCGTAGTCCCTTCCCGAGATATGGGTTTCCTACCAGGTTCAATAAAAGAAAAATCCAAAGTATATGAAGCCCCTTACCAAGCCATCTGTAATGAACTTTATAACAGAGGCGATGCATACGAAATACTAAAACAAAAAGGCATTATTAATTTTGAGACATCATCATTCCTAAGAGGTCTCACTCTTGACAATACAATTATAATTGTCGACGAATGTCAAAATATGACATATCAAGAATTAAATACAATCATCACAAGAGTTGGTCACAACAGTAAGATTATTTTCTGTGGAGATTATAGACAGACTGATCTAAAATGGGATGATGAAAGAGAAGGTATTCATAAGTTCATGAAGATCCTTTCTAAGATGCCTAAGTATTTCTCTTGCATTGAATTTGTAGAAAATGATATTGTAAGATCCGGGCTTGTTAAAGACTTTATAATTAAAAAGAATATGATTGAAACCGGAATATTACACAATGCATCTCAAGGACATTTTAGCCCAACGCAAGCACTTCACACATCTCAAAAAGATCCCTGAGAATGAAGTAATACTAGAACAAGTAAACACTGAAACCGGTAGGTACTATAAGACACCTACCGGTGCTACCTATCCTTCAGTAACTACTGTTACTGGATTAATGAGTGAGAAGGCTATTCAACAATGGCGCAGACGGGTTGGTGAAGAAGAGGCTAATAGAATTAGTTCAACAGCTGCAACTCGTGGAACACGAATACATCAGCTACTAGAAAACTATATTGATAATGCTGAGATTGATACTGACAAATATAGTTTTAATGATACTCTCAATTTTCAAGCTATCAAACCTCTAATTGATACTAACATTGATAATGTGTATGTTCAAGAAACCAGACTATATTCTGATTATCTACAAATGGCGGGTACAGTGGATTGTGTGGCTGAGTGGAAGGGTAAGTTGTCAATCATTGACTTTAAGACCTCCAGAAAACATAAGAACAGAGAATACATTACAAATTACTTTTGTCAAGCTTCTGCCTATGCTGTTATGTTTGAAGAAAGATATAATATACCCATTAATAGAATTGTAATTCTTATTTCAGTTGATAATGAAGAACCTCAATACTTTGAAGAACGTCGAGATCTCTACATTAAACAATTGATGGATGTAAGACAACAATACAGAGACAGGTATAATGTTTAATTTATTTAAATCAAAAAATACTAAAGTTGTAAAAAATAAAAAAGGATCTTCTACATTTAGTAAAGTAAAATCTAACGGTAAAACTAAATGGAAAAAATCAGGAGGGTCTAAGTGGAAAGGTTCTTCTGTTAAAAAGAAACGTTGATTTTTATTTAATTTCATACTATAAATATAATTGCTGATGTTGTTGACATCTAGTGGAATAGACATACTGGACGAGGGTGCGATACCCTCCGCCTCCACCATAGATACACCATTATAGTATTTAATACGAAAGCTGGCCAGGCTGGTGTATCTTTGATGGGGGTGAAATAGGATCGACAGGTGTAGTAAAGACAAGATCGAGACTGAAGCAAACTCGTAAATGCAGCGAATGATAACGCTCCATTTGAATCTCGCCTAGCGGCTTGATCTCATTGGGTATGAGCTCCACCTAGAAACAGAACGGGCTCACCTTTTTTCCTAGCCCAGTATTCTTTCTTTTTATCAGACATTTTTTTTCTAGTTTGATCAGAGTAAAGTTGAACACCTTTAAGACCTCTATTCCAACCACCTATAGTAGACTTACCTTTATTTGTACCTAAACCATTTCCACCAGCAGCGTTTTTCTTAACATTATAATAACGTGCTGTTCTATTTAAAACATTCTCAGATAAAAGCAGTTCGCTATCTTTTATCATATTAAGCCATCTTTGTTCTTTAATTCTTAAATCTTTAGTATCACCAAACACATATTCTAACACTCTAAATTTAAAAGTATGAGGTCTTAACTTATATGCTCTCTTCATTGGTTTATTAGAACAAATATATGAATCTTCTACTTTACCAAAATGGCCACCTACATAATACAATTTTGCAATTGTATCTTGCCAAATATAAATATAGCCGGTATAATGATGTTTGTTCATAGCTGAATCTCCTTTACAGATTTAGAGTTAGTGGGACGGCCATCCGCGACTAACACAATACAAATATATTTATACATCCTACCAACATATATTATAAAAGAATGTTCATGAAAATTGCTAATGTAAAATCTTCTGCTGACTTTGTTAAAGAAATAGACAAGCTAGCATCAGTAAAAAATTTAACATACTTTGATGCGGTTATGCATTATTGTGAATCTAATAATATTGAAGTGGAGACTGCTGCCTCCCTCATCAAACAGAGCACAGTATTAAAAGCAAGAATTCAAATTGAAGCAGAAAATTTAAACCTTGTGAGACGTTCTGGTAGATTGCCTATATGAGTCCTTTTGAAGCCTATAAATTATTTGTTGCTCTTAAGAATCACTTTACATCCTCCTCTTATGATTATATAAAGTATAATGGTAAGACAAATGTATCAGAGCATTCTTTTGAGATTCGTAAAGACAAATATATGTTTTACAAGCTCTCAAAACATGAAGATCCTAAGACATTTTTAGTAGCTAATTTTTCTGAAAATTCTAAGATGTGGATTGGTGATATGTTTTCAGTTGATCATCAATTTAAATATAATGATTTTCTTAGACGTAAGCAAACAATGCAATATACATTTGAAAATGATATTGACAATTTATTAGAAAACTTTGATGCCAACTTTGAAGTAAAATCTGGTGACTATCCCTATCTTCTCACTCTACTCACACGCAAAAAAATCTGCAAAGAGTCATTCATCATCATTCAAGACTGTGTCCGTTTTTTTTCTAAATGGAACAAAGAAATTACTGACACGGTTCTTTGGCCACAAATAGCTTTAAATTGTAAGAAGCTACATCCATTCCTTGAGTATGACAAGGATAAATATTGTAGTATCCTGAGAAATAAATTCTCTTGATATTATATACAACATATCATACAATTAATATATCGTAAACACACAACGGAGAATACTATGACTATTAATTTTGAAGCACTTAAACAAAATCGTAAGTCCAACTTTGACAAACTCACATCCGAGCTCAGCAAGCTCAACAGTAATCAAGTTTCCCAGGACAATTCAAACAACGACGACCGTTACTGGAAGCCCGATGTCGACAAAGCCGGAAACGGTTATGCGATCATTCGTTTTCTTCCCGCCCCAGCTAGTGAAGACGTGCCGTTC